GATGCAACAATTCTTGCGAAGGCAGCTCGTACAATCCGTATGCGCTCTAACACAACAGAAATTGATCGTGTTTCCGTGGGTCAAAGAATTATGACAGTTGCACAAGAAGATAGTCCTCGTGACTATGTTGGTGCTTCTGGCACTTACGAAAATGCGGATGAAACAACATTCACTGCACAAGGTGCTACGTTTTCTAAGGTCTCGCTTACGACACGTAAGCTTCGTCTTGATTGGGAACTTTCTTCTGAATCCCTTGAAGACAATCTTGAAGGAACAGATCTCGAAGATCACATTGCACGTTTGATGGCAACCCAAGCTGGAAATGACATTGAAGATGTTCTCATCAACGGTGTTGGAACTAGCACTGGCTTGATGTCAGCATTCAAGGGTTTCCGCAAGCTTGCTATTGACAATGCACACGTTGTTGACGCAGCAGGTGCAGGACTTGACAGAAACGTTTTCAACGCTGCTATCAAGGCAATGCCACGTAAGTACAAGCAACGTCGTAATCAACTTCGATTCTTCTCGGGATCGAATTTGGTTCAAGATTATTTGTACAACCTGTCAACCTCTACAACAGCTACTCCATTTGATATCGCCTCTGGTGTTATCCGTGGTGATGTGGCTGCAAATGATGGTGGACCTGGTACTACTACTCCATTTGCATTCGGCATTCCAGTGATTAACGTTCCGTTGATGGACGAAACACTTGCAGGAACATACGCAAGCCCTTCAGGGTTACACGGTGATCTGCATTTGACGTTCCCACAGAACTTCATCATTGGTATCAAGCGTGATGTTGTTGTTTATCGTTTGTTCCAACCAAAGAAGGATACAATCGAATATACACTCTTCATCCGCGTTGGATGCGCTGTTGAAAACTATGACGCACATGTCATCGTTAAGAACGTCAAGGTTTCAGGAACTGCAGGCGCAGCTCTTGGATCTACTACACACGGTGCTCACGTCACTGGTGGAAATTCAACCTACACATACTAATCTTTAGTTTGTGTTCGATAAGGAGGGGGGTTTGAATCCCCCTCCTTATTGTTTTTCTGGTATAATTTAAATGAACGAGAGGAAGTTTATGTCTTTTGACACAATGAAAATTTCTGAACTTAAGGAGCTTGCGGGTTCTTTTGGTGTAGATATCGAAAATATTAAAACAAAGAAAGAAATTATTGCATCCCTTGAAGAAGAGGGTGTTACGTACGAATCTTATGCTAAGTTTGCAGGCGCAGAGAATGTAGAAATAAAAATTGACAAAAAGAAAGAGAAGGAAATTTTGAACCCCAAGAATACTATTTTGGTAAAGATGGAAAGAGATAATTTTTCATATCAAACAATGGGTTACACGTTTACACAAAATCATCCATTTGTTGCAATGCCAGAAGATGTTGCTCAAAAAGTTTTTGATACCGATGAAGGATTTAGGGTAGCAACACCTAGAGAAGCTCAAAATTTTTATTCTTAAAAAATAGGAGGAATATTAATTGCAAACGCTTGTTCGCAATTCGCAAGAAGAATTAATTCTTAATGTATATAAGAATGGAGTTCTTACACCCGCAGATAGTACCCCCACATACGTGGTGTCAGATGCGGATACGGAAGAAGAACTTTCAAGCGACAATGCTTTTGTAAGGGTAGATGTCTCTGAAAATCCTACGGGAGCTTATTATTTAATTGCAGATCCTGCAACGGAAACTCTGTTAAATCGTGTGCTTAAAGTTACATGGTCATATACTATTGATGGTTATGCAGCCACACAAGTTGATTATTATCGGGTAGACACTCCATATGCTGATGCAGACGATATAGCAGATTTTTTTGGATGGGGTCTTTCTCCCAATGATCCTAATTATATTAGACAAACAGATATTGTTAATGCAGAAAAACTTGCAAGAACAATCATTATTGGATATACAAATCAAGATTTTGGTTTGAGATATTCAACTCAAGAAGAATTTGGTCGCGGTGGAGATGCCATAGAGCTATTAGAAGTAATGCAAACTATTGATAAGGTTTGGGAAAATGACCTTCTTGTTTTTGACAATACCGTTGACCCTTCATACAACACAATGGGCTTTAACCTTGAATTAACACAAACAAAAAAAGCAGTAAGAGTTATTAACCCAGGTTGGGATACAAGATACGACAATCAAGTAGACCCAACAGTATTGTACTACGGAAGATTTAGAAATAATTCTAGATATAAATTTGAAGGCAAAATAGGTTATAAGTTTGTACCAGAGGATATTAAACTTGCCTCGATGCTTTTAGTAAATGATATTTTAACAAACGATTACAATTGGAGAAATAAATATCTTAAGAAGGTTGACCTTAGTGAAATTTCATTTGAAATGGCTGGGGGAGCTTTCAACGGTACAGGCAATGTCATGGTTGACAATATTCTTGACCTATATCGTAATATTCGAATAGTAGTGATCTAATGTTTCCTTCATTTATTGCTTCTATTATGAATATTAAATCTGATATTTATATTCAACAAAATGTTCAAGATCCTAATACTGGATTTATAAACAGGCAGTGGGTTTATAACGATACGGTAATTTGTAAAATAGAACCAATGAAAACATCAAATGCTTCATCAAGATCTGAAAATAAAACATTTGATAAATCAGGTCAAGGCGGGTATCAAGAAAAGCTACAATTAAGAGTCAAAACTCTAATACCGCTTAGTAAGCGCTGGAGAATTGGAAATATAAGATCTAGTGATAACAAACAGATATATATTGAAATGGATATGATTGATTCTCCAGATACGTTATTTGAAATATTTTCTTCTCACGCTGTTCTTGATCCATTTGGTAAATTAAGTCATTACGAAACAATCGTACAGAGGGTGCCAGTTCAATACAATGATACAACTCAAAATTGATAAAACTTCTATAACTAATTTAACTAATGAAATCAATAATAAGATTTTAGGTATGGAAGAATTAATAAAACCAAGAACCCTAGAGTCTATTGCTAAGGCATCTTTTACAATAACAGGCAGAAGATTTGTAGCTGCCATGGATCGTAGGGCTCAAACAAATCCTAAAAAATATCACCATATTTATGAATGGGGTCAAGTAGGATCCCCTACAGCAAGATTATTTGTTGTTCGCAGAATGAAAATTCAAGGTGGTAATTTGATTTTGTCGTTAGATTTTAAAAGATCAAAACGTCCAGTGCCAATTCCCAAAACTTTGCAAATCGCAGGTAAAACTGGAAAAAGAGTTAAATCTAAATATGTTTTTTATAACAAAGCAGAGATAATGGAAAATGGTCAACCAGTACATATTCACGCAGCCAGGGTCCTAGCTTTTCTGGGAAGAAATGGTATTCAATTTGTACCAGAAGGAACCGTTGTTAATATTTTAAATCCTGGAGGCAAAATGGTAAAAAATGCCTTTAAAGAGTTCTCGTTAGACTGGTATAGAAAAAATTATGCTTCAGTTATGCAATCATCGGGCATATTTAATCAAATTGAAAGAGAAGTAGCTTTGTGCCTAAACAAAAAAGGCGACGGCGCTCCTCAAGCAAGACAGACTATAATTAATATAGCAAATAGATATGCAGAAGGGCTGGAGGTTATTTAATGGCTGACTATACAAAATCAGCGGTTTATCAAGTAAGAGACTTAATCTGGAATGAGTTATTAGATAAAGAATTATTTAATGATCAAGATTATTATGCTGATGGTTTTACAGATCCATTGATCCCTATAATTCCAGCACAACAAGTTCCAGAATTTAACAACCTTTTACCAGGCAAACCATACATTACCTACGACTTAGCTGTAAGACCTTATGGACAAGCCTGGTGGATCTGTGAAGAGGTTATTTCATTAAGTATAGTATCTACCAATGCTTCTCAAATACAATCTATAATTAACTTATTAATAGATTTATTCAGAAGATACGACAAGTCTGCCAAAGATGCCGATGCTTATGTAGGCAAAGATAGTTTATTTAATTATCATTATTTTTATGTAGAAAGTGCAGATCCAATTCAAGCTTTTGATAACGAGGGCGGGTTTATGGTGGGAGACATTTCCATATTATATGCTTATACAAGAGACTTAGACATGCTTACAGGTCGCTACTCTTAAGTTTGTTTTATTATTAATTAGTGATAGTATATATACGAGGAAGTAAGTTTTTGCCAACTTTATAAAAACAAAGGTAGGTGAAAAAATAAAATATGGCTACAAACGTAAAAAATATTCTTGTGGGTGCAGCAGACCTTTTTATCAGCAATGGTACAGGTTCTAACCGCCCAAATACAGAAACAGCTGATTTAACAACTCTTTTTGGAACATCTTCTAGTGCAAGGGTTCAACTTGCTGCAAGTGCCTACTGGCGCGAAGCTGGTTATACAAACAATGGACTTGACGTTTCATACGAACCAAATTATGGTGAGGTGATGGTTGATCAACTTCTTGACGCTGCTCGTCTTTTCAAGCAATCTCTTAAGGTTATCTTGAAGACCGAGCTTACAGAAGGAACTCTTGAAAACTTGAACCTTTCATGGGGACAATCAGATTCATACTATGTTGCTGGAACTAATAACCCAGTAACAACTATTGTTCAAACAACCCCAGTATCTGCCGAACAAGGTGCAACCATTAACATGGCTGCAGGTTCCCTCGGAGATGCGCCAGTTGAAAGATCTTTAATTGCAGTCGGAAATGCTCCGTTCCAACAAGGACGTTCCGTTACCGCAGCAGCTTCAGCGGTTGCAGTAACAGGTAATACTTCAAATCTTAGAAACAAAGAACGTGTCTATGTGGCACGTCGTGTTGTAAGCATTGATACTACAGCTCATGCTTTAAAGCGTGATTCTGCAACGGTATTCCCAGTTACATTTCGTTGTCTTCCAGATGATACAAAGTCATCTTACGCAGGTTCTGAATACGGTGTTGTTATCGACCGTGTTTGGGGAACAAACTAAAAAAACTTAATATATTGGTTAAGCCCCCCTTCGGGGGGGTTTAGCTATTTTTTATGTATTAGCTATAATAATTGGTATAATTTTATAAGACAACAGGAGGAATT